CGGTAACATGGGTCACCACTTGGTCCAACAACCACCGCATCACTTCTTCGTCCTCTCCCGTACAATTGTACTGAAAACGGGAGGAGTAAAAAAGGCGCATCAATACCTGATGAATAGTCTGGTCCAGCTTCGAAAAATCACCGTCACTAAAAAAAAAGCCTCGCGCAAATTGAAGCCTTTGAACAAAAAGTCTGCCCCCCCTCGAGGCCATTTAAAACCTATCTTAATGTCTGTGTTTTGCTCTACAAGCTTCGAATAGTACAAAACCAATCGCTCGGCAAAAATAAACGGAGCCGAAGGAATTATAAACAAGCGGTGTTTAGCGCACCATGCCTCAAAAGTTTCATCTGTAGCTTGCTCTTCCATACTGATCTCCATTGCCGATTTGGGGGACACCGCCCATGTAACCTGAAAACGCTCTCGTCGGTCAACCATTCCAAAGAAGTGCTGTATAAGTTGCGGAAAAGTTTCAAGTTTCTGGCCACACGGTGATATTGTGTGCTTAGTATGGCCCCTCACTCCACGCACTACAACACTCGGGTACAACCCTGCTGCTGACCCTAATGGTATCTTGTTCAAGCAACCAGTGTACAACTGCAACGGCGTCTTTCCAACCTGATCTGTCGTTCCCATTGCCCTATTCATACGCATGATAGCTTCATCTGTGTACTCTAATGCCTGTGCCTGCAAAGGAGTCACTTCTACTGTCTCTCGATCAGCCGCTGCCAATATCATGTTAGCATGTTTGTGATTGTCATGGAGCTTGTCCAAGTGTGAACGCACAAAAGGTCGCCCTTGATGATTGCCAAAAGCCTTGTGGTAAGTACTCAACACTTTCAGACAAGCAGCCTGCAAAGTGGGTACTCGAGCAAAACCCTTCTTATTAACTGTTTTAAAATGAGGATTAGGGTAGTAAGACGTAGGATACCACACGTTTTTCTTAAAGTACTCCGCCGCATACATTGCTCCTGTTCTCTTATTAGCAAACAAAACGTCTGCCGCCAGTGCAGAATGCAGTATGGCTGGTGCTACCTCTGGCATCCTCCCTGGTGTCGGTGATGACGAATAAACGAATGGTGGCCGAGCTACCTTCATAGCGCCTGAAATATTTGCTAAGAGATACTCTGTCTCTGTGTGTCGGCGTCTAACTGCCAACCCGTCTGGTGTAACAACATAATCATGCTGCAGCAAC